CCAAGGAAGGCAGATCACGACCCAGGTGGTGGTGCACCACCCAGAGCGCTGGTACCTCAAAGCTCGTACTTAAAGGAAGCAAGAGCGGAGCCAACAGCAACTGAGGCTCCAACCACAGCGCTCAGGTAAGGTACTATATACCTGGCGGAGGGAAATTGTGCAAAGAGATCTTTGAGCCAGAACGTATTGGTCCCATAGATGGTCTCTGTAGCGGCCGGATCAGTGGCCTCAGCAACAGACATGTTTCTGAGCCCATTGGGTGCCTCGTTCACATCCCCCTTGTAGGTCCCCAACGAGTCGTAAACACCACAACGATTGTAGAGTTTCCAACCCATCATCGAGGTCGCACTGGCCCCAGGGCAATTGACCTTATTAACCATAGTCATAAGGCCCTCCCTCAGGGTCTGAGACACATCCCACGCAGCACTCACGAAAGGCATCACCCCAGTGTACGCAAACACATCAGGGTATTTGAATGCTGGCACATTCCCGACACCCGGGATCACAGTGCGGATAGGCCCGCCAGCAGTGTTGGTCAATGGGATCTTGCAGATCGCATTACGCGTCGTACTGGTGGAAAGCTTGTCGAACACTGGGTCCATAGACAGGGTGTCTGAAGTGTACGTGTCCATCCCAACAAAATTGACTCTCTCTGGGACGGCGAAGTCAACCTCGTATTCAACAAACAAGTCAATACTAAGGTTGGCGGTGGGCGTGTCGAATGCGGCAACAAGGAAGCCGCAGAATGCTGTGCGCGGCTCAACAGCGTTCATGCGCGAGGAACTCGACACGTATTTCCAGGCCAGGTCGCGGTGCAGTTCGCGAGGGTCGCAAACTATATCGCAAGCTGCCCAGACAGCCGTGTCGACAGACGCGGGATTGGACACGATGTACGACTTATCCGACAAAGGCGTATCATCATAGTCATAGTCAACCCCGGCGTAAAACCGTCCATTGGTGCTAGATGCAACACCAGGGACGAAATGGAACACCAATTTGTTGAACCTGTAGCGTTCAAACGACTTAGCCATTTGACTTAGCCACGGGAACATGATCGACGATCCTGGATTCAGATCGTAGCCTGGCACAAGCAGACTGAGTGGCACCACAGAAAACCCGGTGACACTGTTATTCGACAGTGTTCCGACGAGTTCGCGATGCGACACTGAGACTGTGCGCCCGCTCCCCCCAAATGCGGGGAGTCCACCACGACTGATCTTTGTTATGGCGGCGGGTATCATAACTTGTTTCTCCTTCTTGGCGGAGCGAGCCATCTTGGTAGGCTGTTTAGCCTTCTTCTTAAGCATTGCGGTTGTACGGGATGCCACACCGCAAGTGGGACTGTACATCTGTGCGGAACCTGAGGACGCGCCGTGCAGTCTCTCGGCATTTTGGTTAGCACGGAATTATTAAGCCGAGTAAACGGCACCGTTTTGGGCGATGACCCACACAGACCCCACGCCAGGGGCTCACGCTGTACATAGCGTGCTGGCTGCACCGACTTACAGTCGACATAGCGGCCCAAACGTTCTTTCGAGCGTTACTGGGCCGGTTATCGGAGTGACAGATAACTCTTTCTCCAACGCGACTTGTAAATCGGGCAAAATCCCGAAGGCGCGTGCGAACGACGCGCGAGCATCGGGGGTGACGAGCGATATGCGGGGTTCCAAACCCTTAGCGAGTTGGTACATCCCGCTCTCCGTCAAACGTGGGTCGACCTTGCCTCCAGGCCGACCATTGCGCACCAGTACCGAGTAGTACTCTTGAAGCACCGGCATACCAGAGCACAGCGAGAGTCCACACTTACCTAACGCATCTAGGTGAGCGGGGAGTCCGACAGTGGCATGCTGAGGGTCAAGAATGGTCGCGTCCTTGGAAAATGACTTCCTTGGATCCCGGACCATACGCCAACGAGCACCGTCAAAAACGGGCTGCGTCTGGCAAAATGACACCTCCTCCAACGAGTGGACTATGGGTTCGACCTTCATGACGATCCCTAGCCTCTCGAAGAACGGGGCAACGGCGGCGGACACACGTTTAATGTCCGCATCCTCGCCCATGAGCACACAGTCATCACCGTTGTTAAACAGTGAGACCTTAGAGCGGCCCACGAGCGAAAGGCCGTGTTCGTAGAGCAATTCGAACACAGCAGTGCACATGATCAGACAATTTCCAAGGGCGGTGTTCATATCGCCTGAGCATCGCCCACCCTCAACGGTGTAAGATACCAGCCCATCCCTCGTGCGAGCGAACCCACGATTGCGCAGCTGCCAAGACAGCAGCATCGCAAGGTATGGGTCAGAGGGATAGGATAGCATGTATACCATGTGTTCCCACTCCAACAAGGAGCGGTTGACATGTTGGTCGAAGCGCGATGCATCCAATCCTACTGCGGAAGGTGCTGCATAGGTGTGCCATGCATCGCTCATCTTTTCTCCGACCTGAAACGCGTTGAGGCCCTTCATGACAGTGTCCCTGCCAAAAAGGGCGGAAATCATCCGATAGGTTGGTACCTCGAGGTGGTGAATATAACGTCCAACCTCGACGTTATACTCCGGTTTACGTGGTTGAATTACGCGAGGGACAGCGCGTTTAGAACTCACTTCGATCTTTTCGTGCTTAATAAAGGTCGACAGGAACGAGTCGCTGTATCGCAATCCTCTAGCGTTCAAGTTGGTCACAGCACGTTCATACACGTCAAGCCGCCGACCCCTGTAATACAACGAAGGAAAATTAACCCTCGCTACAGGTGTGTTCGACGACGTGTAATTCCGATAGAACCCGCTTGCGCGCTTGAAGATCCCACGTACCACCTCCAACGTTGGTGCACTAGGGCGGCCGAACCCACCTGGAACCGCATGATAAAATACGCGTTCTAGGAGCGCCGTGACAACGTTATCACGACAATCGGTAAAAGAGCTGAACACCGATGATCCGGCCAGGGCCCCGACCAAAAATACTGGTCGGGGCCTAGGGACGCCACTCCCTGTTTTCACCGTAAACCGCGTCTTCCCCCTCGTGCGATTCAATCTAGCGATCAACTCTCGGGGAACGAGGGTTGGCACCACACGTGATTGAATCGCAGTCAGGGAAATTAGTTTTTCGGTGAAATCTCCTGGTAACAGCCAAGTGCAAACTGTATCCAGGCTGGAAGCACTCTGAAGTACTTCACGCGGTGAGGCTTTTCCACGCGATCACGATCATTCTGTGCGGCGGCAGAGTTGCGAATGATCGCCTCTTCGATCTCGTGTTGACTGGGGGCGAAGCAGACAGTCACCGCCCTCTGAGTGGCGATGTCCTTGTCATTTGGTCTACAATCCTTCAACTCCTCCAAGCCACCCTCTGAGGGTTTCTTGAACCAGGAGGCCAGCTTCTGCCGAGCTAATATCTCGTTAGCTACGGTATATTTGGGGCAGCCCATCTCATGTCTGAGTTGTCTCCCCAAGTTATACCCTAGTACGCGACACTGCGTTGTATAGATCGGCGTTTTCTCGGCAATCTTCGCCACAAGCTGCTTAATTTCCTCAGCATTGTTTAAAAGATCATCAGGATTGCCACGTAACTCCGAATTGCCCATTTTCGGAGCATACGTGTTCTCGACGCGTCCGGGGACATTGCGATATGCCCCACGTTTCACTCTGATGTATAGGTAGAACACCATACAAAAGAGGGCGACACACAAGAGACCACTTTGCAGGTACACGTCAATGTACATGCTGCTCGTCCCCCCCACCACACCCGGGGGTCGGGTGGGACCGTTCCACTCGACGGTC